GTAATATTTTATCAAACATATTTAATTCTATCAAGTATTTTTTCATTTAATATCCCTCCTTTTAGAGATATCTCTTATATATATTTTACCATATTATGTAAAATAAAATAACTCCACTGGACAATAGGTACTAAACGATTTTTTATTGATATATTGCTATTTACAAGTTTCGACATTTTTCGACTTTTATTTTAAATTAGATACTAAATCATCTATATAACTACTTGCTTGATCATCTTCTGCATTTAATTTGTCTTTTGTTTCATTTATATATTTAGATGCTTCAGCATATTTTTTCATACAAATAAGATTATTGATGTTGTCTAATATTTCAATAACTTCTTTATTTTTCATAATATGCACCTTCTTTCAATACATATTATACCTTAAATACCTATTTTTCACAATAGTTATATTGCATAACACTCAAATAGCAAATAGTTAAAATATTTGTTACTTTCCTTTAAAATAGATAATATGAAAGAGAGGTGATTTTGATGATTCATATACGAGTAAAAGAAATATTAAAAGAACAAAAGAAATCGAAATATTGGTTTGTAAAGAAAATGGAGAGCGGTTATCAATCACTTTCACATATGATGGATAATCAAACTACTGGTATTCGATTTGATACTTTAGAAAAGATGTGTGATGTACTTAATTGTGAAATTGGAGATATTATCGTTAGAAAGAAAGGAAAAAGAAAAAAATGAGTAAACTTTTAAAACAATATGAAGAATTAAAGAAAAAGGATTCTGACAAAATTTATATTTTTAAAGTAGGTATTTTCTATAATATATTAAATGAAGATGCTAGAATAGTCTCAAATAAGATCGGATTAAAATTAACCGATTTAAGTCCTGAAATAATAAAATGTGGATTTCCAATCGCCAAATTAGAAAAATATACACATTTATTAGAAGATAACGACTTAAAATTTGAGGTAATAAATAATCTAACACCTTCAAATCAAAATATTTCTTATGATAGCATTATTAAAAAAATACAAAATATTGATTTAGATAATACTACCTGCAAAGAAGCATTTGATATATTATATATGATACAACAAAATTTGAAAAATATACAATAATAAAGAAAAAATAAAAAAACCGCTAAAAATCAAGCCTTGAGGTTTCGATTTAAGCGGTTTTAATTTTTTATCCAACAAGTTATATACCTGTTATTTTAGCTTTGCATTAACAATTTTTTGAATTGCATTGTAATCATATCCTGCTGCAGTTAATTTGTTTTTTCTGTCTGCGCCATTTCCCCACTTACCTGCTATTACTTCGTTTGCAATAGTTTCATTTGATTTTTTATTTGAAACAGGTTTTGAAGATGCACCTAGAATTTCATTTACTCTATTTTGTACAGCATTACCATCATATCCTGCTGCAGCTAATTTATTGAATCTATCTTGTCCATTTCCCCATTGTCCTGCAATAACTTCTCTAGCAACTTCATCTACAGACTTTAATTTTGGTTTACTTTCTGTTTTTTTACCAGTCAATTTTTCATTTACTATACTTTGAATAGCACTAAAATCATATCCTGCATTTGTTAAAGCTGTTTTTCTAGCATCACCATTTCCCCATTTTCCACCGATTACTTCATTTGCAATTTCTTCGTTTGATTTTCTGCTTGTGGTTTGTGGAGTAGAAGTTGATTGTCCATTTATTTTATTTGCTTGTTCTGCAATATAATCCATTTTAGATAATAGATAATCACCAGGACAAGTTGTAGCAGCATACATTCTATGCCATACTAAATTTTGACCTTTTACAAGTTTACCTAAATTATTCCTTTTTGCAATATCTGCTACTAACTCAATAAGTTTATTTAAAACTGCATCAGATACAGGATAATCTCCTCCTAATGAACTGTTTGATGTTTCAATAGTTACTGATTTACAATTTGAATCCCAATTAGAATTACAATAAGATGTATTTTCTTCATCTACATATAAACCTACTTCAGCATCTTTTCCTATACCATAATTACTAGAAGCTTTTCTGCTTCCATTTTGAAATATACCACCACATTGTTTTGCAGTTAATATTCCTGCCATATGATGTATTGCAATTTTTTCAATTTTTCTTCCACTTCTTCCAACAGTATAGTTATTAGAATGTGCAGGTACTTTTATATTTACTAAACTTGAATTACTCATTATTCTTCCTCTCCTTTCCCATTTGTAAATTCTTTTTCCATTTCTTCAGATAAAACAATTTCTTTTTCTTCCATGAAAAATCATCCTTTCTTTAATAAAATAAATACTGGAAGATTTTTTGATTTTCTTCCAGTATTTTTTAAATGCCGTAATTTTTTTACGGTATTATTTTGTTTTACTTGCATCATAAATTCCACCTGCAGCAAAACCTGATAAAGCTGTAAACAATACGACAACAAAGTTACTTTCAGGAACAGCTATGTAATATACAACTGCAGATAAAATTCCTATTATTCCATTTTGTACTGGAATATACTTGCTTTCATACCAGTTAAACTTTTTAGCCAATATTCCAAAAATGTATGAAATGACTACTGTTATTACTGGAATGATTGTTTCTAATGTTATTACCATATCGCTTTCCTCCTTTCTTAACTTTTTATTACTTTTGTTGGAAGATTTAATAATTCTTCCATTAAGTGTTTGACTGTACCATTTCCACCTAGATTTTCATATTGCTTAAACATTGCTTCTATATTTTCTTTATCCAGGATAGATAGTTCGCCTTTTATTTCATATTCCCTATATCTTCGCACAAGTTCATTTCTTAATAATGCTTGTACTCCTTCTTCTATTGCTTTGTCTTTTTTTCTGTTTTTCTTAAGCCCTGTTGATATTACACCTATAATTGCACCTAAAATTAAAGGGACTAAATAATTAATGACTATTTGTAATATATTTTCCACAACATTATTCCTCACTTTCTTTTAAAGTAAAAAAATAACGCCCTATATAATTTTAGGCGTTTTCGCTATATTCTTCTCCAGTAATTTCTTTGTATTCTTCTTCAGTAATCCATTTTCCAACTGCGTTATATACTCTTGTTTTGTTCCATATTCCATTAGCATAATATCTTCTTACTTTTTCAAAATTTTTACTCATGCTTCTCCCTCCTCTAAATCAATGTCTGACATCATTGCAAGATACTCTATATCAGCTTGAGTTTTGATTCTTTCTAATTCATCTTTTGATAATTCTCTTAAAATGAAATAATATCCATCTTCATAATGTACTATTTGGACTAATTCCATATGTTCATATTCTTTTTTGATTTCTTGTCCATCTTCTATTCCTTCAATTACAACTTTTGATAAATTACCATTAAATATATTTGCTGTAATTTCAGTTTCTGATACAAAATTATTTCCATTTTGCTTTAAGTCTTTAAGTTGTGTTCCATCAGCCAACGTAATTTTCCATGATTTTTCCATTTCGGTACCTCCTTAAATAAATCATAATATAATTGAGACATATTTGTTATTTGTTGCATTGACATATTTTTATAATTACCTGACATCCAACTTTTAAAAATATTTTCTATTTCTTCATATTTTAATCGTTCTTTGTCTAATAACCTTTTATATGCCTTTAATTTTCTTCTTTCCCTAGTTATAGCTTTAGGGTTTATTTTTCTTATTATTCTTCCTGTTTCTGTTAATTGATAATTTAATTGTAAAACCTTAAATTGTTGAGATAATTTAACTATTCTTGTTTTTTTATCGTTTATTATTAAACCTAGTTCGTTTGCAATATTTTTTACTTCTTTCAACAATTCTTTCAAAAACTCTTTATCTTTATGTATTACATAACTATCATCAGTATATCTTCCATAATACTTACAGCCTTTTACTATTTTGATATAATTATCAATTCTTGATGGATAAGAAATGCCTATATTTTGAGATGGTTGACTTCCTATATCAACACCTTTTCCGTTTTTATTTTCTATATTAAAAACATCAAATATATTTTTTAATATCCATAAAGAAATTTGCACTTCTCCTGGATCTACTTTTTTATTTAAAAATGATTGTATGTTTTTTAAGCATAAATTATGAGGGATACTTGCATAATATCCGCTAAAATCAATTAACAGTATGTATCCCTCATTACTTTTATATTTTCTATAAAATCTATGTAGATGTACTTCAAATCTTTTTCTATGAAATGCTACACCTTTATTTTTCTGACTGGCACTATTATCATATATTAAATAAGGAGTAATAGCAGGAGTCAAAACATTATCGCAAAGCAAATGATTTACTGTCTTATCAAT